TGGACCATCCTTGCCAGCAAGGAAACGTGCCCATGCGTCAGCATCTATAATTCCTTGTTGGACTGCAAGATTGCCCACATAAGAATCAGGGCTTTTACCATCCAATTTGTCATCTTTTATTGTTGCTCGGGTTGGGGCTTGAGTAGAAAATGCCGTGCTCCCGAATTTAGTTGTTGGTGCAACTGTTGTTGCTTGCGGAACAACTGGACCGATATAGTTTGGAGCCATTGGATTCAAGTAGTTACCTTGAGTTCCAGTGTCTGTACTTCCAAGACGTCTAGTTGGTATGCGTCTGTTGTATTGGGAAAATCCTTTTGGTGCCATTTTAGTTACCTCACTGTAGTGCTAAGAGATTGGTTGATGCGTTTGCTATTGCTTCTGCTCGTTCTTCGTCATTATCTAATGTTCTGTCTAAGTAGTCCTGATACAAATTTTTCTCTGTAAGTTTATATCCACGTTCCTCGTTAGCACTGTCTTCTAGTATTCTTTGTCTACGCCTTGTTGCCTCAGCACCAAACAATCCTAATGCTTTGTTAAATATTCCAGACTTAACACCTGCTCCGTACAATCCTCTTTTTCCGTACGAGCGAGCGATACTTGGTAGTTGTTGTTCTACTTGTCGGTCAAAGTCACCAAGATTACGAGAACCTCTTGTTTGCGCTAAGAAACGTGCGTATTCATTAACTCCTGATTGAGTTGCGTAAGAACCAGAGATTCCTCTTTGTCTACGTTCAAATGCTGCTGGGTTATAAGCCATGATGTCTCCTACGTCAATTCACTAGCGTTTACGATAAGCCAGTTGGTTCCGTCAGAAACAAGTTCACACCAAGAACCATCTGTTGCGGTAAGAATAAGGTTGAGACCAAATACTTGTCGTGGCGTACCTGCGCTTTGTAGTGAAACGATGTTGTTTGTCGCTGAGACTATTACCTGGGGTACAGTGTTTCGGATTTGTAACGACCTTCCTGCATATGTCGTAGCATTGGGTAAAGTGAGAGTACCAGTGCTTCCTCCAGTGTGGTTGAGAATATAATCATCAGTAGCGACCGTGTAAGAACCTGTAAAGTTTTGAACCTTTTTGAACATCTTAATGCCTGTTACAGCAGCATTGGTAATCGTTGTAGCATTGCCGACACTGGTTACAGGACCCGTTAAGTTGGCGTTAGTAACAACTGTTGCAGCGTTTCCGACTGAAGTAACCCCACCAGTTAAGTTTGCGTTAGTTACGACGGTCGTAGCATTGCCGACAGACGTGACCATACCCGTTAAGTTTGCGTTAGTGGCATCATTGCCATTGAGTTTTTCAATTGCTTGTAAGATAGTGTCCGTAGCAGCGACAACACCTGCGTTTGAAACATACCCTGTTAAAAGACCCAACTTGCCTAACCCAATGGCAGCATTAGCATTGATTTCGGTGTTTGTTATTGTGTCGTTAGCAATCTTTGCAGCAGTAACCGCATTAGCACCAAGTTTTCCTGTTGTTACGGCTAGGTCTTGAATGTTTGTAGTAGAAACAGCGTTAGTAGCAAGTAATGCGTTTATGATTGCGCCAGCATCAATGCCAGTACCATCGGCAAGGGCGTTGACGAATGCTGCAATATCGTCCCAGTTCTCGTTATGAGGAGTGGAAGCGACTACGGTGCCGTTTAGAAAAACGTTATATCCTGAGAAAGTTGCCATGTGTTGTCCTTATCTATTCTTGATGTTTCGGCGCTTAAACTTATAAGCGATTGAGTTGATTCCCCATTTTCTTCCTGGAGGACTAAATATTGTCGTTGGTCCAAGGAAGGTGAGTTGAACTGCTCTACATCGTCCTAGTCTTTGTCCGCTTACTAAGGATGGTCCGATATTGTTAGTTCCATAGACTGCTGTACTATCGTAAATTGTGGTTGCTTGACCATAAATTCCTGCCAACGCAGGCGAGGCGGTTGGTACTAACTGAATCTGTTGTGTTCGTCTTACGTCAGTTGAGTTGTAATTATAAAAAACTTGTACAGTAACTGTTGTGTCGGCTTCAACTTCTTTAAGTACATAGTTTGGTCCAACAAATGTTTTGTCTTGAACATAACGACTTTCATCAAACCATGATGTTGTGTATGTGGTCGGGAATAGAGTTTCTACAGCAGCGGTGCCATTCCACACATCATCTTCTACGGCGTTTTCGTAGTCATCTACGTAAACAACGAACTGTGCTTCTGTGACTGCAGGAAAAATGTTTGATGTATTGGGAGTTAACATTAGTGCCCAGTTTTCATCTGACGAATCCCGCCAGTCACAACCGTGAACAAAGCCATAACCACTTGTATGTTGGTACATTGTGTAAGAACCGTATTGACCAATAGATGAATCAAAGACAAAGTTTACGCAAGCATAATCAGGGGAAACAGAGTTGGGAGTAGGGTTATATGGCATAGATATCCATAGACGATTGTTAACAAACGAAAGAGTAATTTGGTCTAAGGCATCTTGTCCAACTTCATTATTAATAATGATTGGTTCAATCCTCAAAAACAAGTCTTGCATTCCGTTGCGATTGTAAAAAAACAAACCTTTAGGGAAGTCAAAGAAGTAAACGCCACCGTCACCTTCAGCAATCTGCCCAGGAAATTCAACACCATGGATGGTAGATACTTCAACAAGTTGAAAGTTGTCATTCTCATAACCCATTAATAGATATGTAGCCTTAGGTTTGAATATTAATAGTTGTCCATCAACAATTGCTAAACCACGAATACCATTACCGCCAGCAGTAATATCAATATAATCTTCTTCTGCCCAGTCTTCAGGTAAGCCTTCGTGTGACCAACGTAAGCGGTTTGGATATTCCAAGCCATCTTCTTTTGTGTGAGCAACAAAGAGTTTGTTAGCGTGGTTTCTGCAGTGCCTTGCCTTAGGCATGTATCCACCAGTTGGTGTTATGTATGGCTGCCAAGTAGGACCAGAAGCAGTAAGGGTAGAAGCCTGAGCAAACGCTGGGTATGTCCACTTGCAAGAAGTTAAATCAATTCCGCGAGTAAAGTAAACGCTTTCTTCCCATTGTGTAATTGAAGCACCTTCAGAATCCTCAACATTCAGAGTTACTGGACCAGTTAATTGAAGGCGTGAAAAGTTACCACCAGTGGAATACCACACTTCTCCTGGGTCAGCGTTCTCTCCAGTTGTTAACATAATAGTGGGCGTACCAGCAAGGGCATAATTAAATAAACCTTTAGGATTCCACGTTGTTTGAGCAACACCAACAGGTGTGCTGTGCTTCAACTGAATACCTGCGCGACTAAATGCTCCACCACGTGGGTCAACGTCCATGTTCATTAAGAAAGGTGATTCGTTTTCTGCTAATTGGAATTGGTCAGCACGAAAATTGATTCCACCAGTAAAATCGTTTTTAATTGAAAATACTATAGGGTTTGGCATCGCTTATCTCCACCAAAGAAGATTGCCATTTCTTAACCCTGGCCATCCACCGTTCCACGGATAAATCTGCAAACCACCAGAAAGAACCAAGTCTTGGTTAGGGTTAGGTGCCGAGAGGTTATTGCGTGCAAGAGCAACGCCCTCGTCAAAGGTGCGCATAAAAACGGCAGCCATTTCAGGGTCTTCCTGATACTGGTACAAACGTGCAGCAGCGTAGTTAATAATCATGATGCTGAACTCGGTATTTAGGTCAACGGTAAGGTTGGCGTTAGTTAGCCAGTCATAGGAAGGCTGACGAAATGCACGGATATTAAGAGTATAGACACCGTTTGGCATTGGCCAGACGTTCATACCTCCAGCCCAAAGACTGTAATACACAGGGTAGGCAGGTTGGTTGGTGGTGCCATTCCAATACTTTTGAGCAAGAAAGTCGTCAATGTAAATTAGTTGGTTGCCACCGTTGCTCTCGTTGGTAACAGATATGATTGTGCGAATGTCATTAAAGTCTGAACCAGTAGCAGGAGTTAAAGGTGCCGTGGTGTGAATACGCGTAAATCCGTCGTCGTATCTCTGCTGACTAGCAACGGTGTTGAGTTCATATACCGTCTGGAACCATGGCCATTTCACGTTCAGTGAAACAATTCGTTGATACGCTTCTTGGATAAAGGTATTAACCAAAGTAGGAGTCACATCATCAGAGTCGTTGGTGCCGATAGATAAATCTGTAATCTCTGCAATCAACGTCTGTAACTGAGTGATACTAAGAGCCATCGGCTACCTCATCCTTTGGACCGTGTTCAGCCCAGTGTTGTTCTTTTTCGGCTGCCTTATCAGCAAGCCGTTGTTTCTCAATTTCTTTAAATTGTTCTCTGTACTGGATTAGTCGTTGGGCTTCTTCGCCCATGACTTGTCCATCACCCGTTTTAATAAAATGCTGCAGGTGACCAAAGCATAATGGTGTGCTTTTTGCGGGCTGTGCCTTGCACTGGTAGTTATTCCAAGCGCACCTCTTCTTTGCTGCAATGTACGGAACACCACTTTCTGGTGCACGCATGGTTCCTGCTACAGAACCTGCAACTCTCGCAGAGATTACATTCTTAGCAACTCCTGGTTGATTTCCGTAAACGGATTCAGTTCCAGCAAGTAGTTGAGTATCTTGTCGGTAGCCGTATGGTACGATGTTGTTATTATTATTCATAAAAAGTTCCTTCTCTCATACATATAGCGGTTTTCTTACATATACAGGAATTCGCTGGTACCGACCTCACCCGAAGGATAAGCGAAGCCGATACCAGCGAAACTCATGTTTGCTTGTCGGGTTAAGAACCCTTACCTATCAGGTGAGTCCTGTGAGAGCACCCTGACGGAGACGAGCACTACAGGTCAATGCACCGTAAGCCAAGATTAAGGCATAACGGGCGTCAACGCCGTTGACAACGCCATTCTGGAAAGGTGTCGTATTGAACCAGTTGCCAGACATGCCAGTCAACTTGAGGTACTTTGAGTTCAGGAAGTACATGTGACCAGAGGTACAAACCTTGTCAAAGACCACGGGAGTCTGCTTGAACATTAAGTTCTGGAATCCAGCGTTAGCCTTAGCAACGTCCTGATAGCGGACGAGTGGGGTCAACAGGTTTTCATATGCCTCGTACTGAGTCTGCGTGGTGACGATAATGTCGGGAACATCATTGCCCTTTGAGACATCGTTGTAGAGCGTGCCCATATCAACGAGGTCAAGAGCACCACCAATGTTGGTAACCGTAGGGTCCCACCATGTCTCAGTAGCGCTGTCAATGCCACCAACTACGTTGTTCTGCGTGGCAGCAATCTTGTTAATGCCGAACATGTTCTCGCCAGCACCAGTACCACTGAATAGTTGACCGTTCATCAACTCCTGGATTGACTGTTCTGCCTGAGTAATCTTGGCATTGAGCAACTTGATAACCTGCTCTTTTCCACGGTTCTTGGCTTCTTCAATACCGCTGATTGCGATGGATGCAGCAATTTGCTTCCATTCGTAGTTTGCGGCTGAGATGCCTTCTTGTGGGGTTAGGGCAATTACGTCGTAGCCTGCATACATTTCTGCAGTGCTGTTCGCCTCATAGAGTACGGGCTCAACAATGGAGACACCGCCCTCTTCAACGAGAACGCGTCCCTTGGTGTTAAGGTGGTCCAAGAGCACGTGTGCCTTGAAAATGTTGTCTACGAGTTGGTCTCGGTAGTTGTATAGGGTTGTGGATAACAGTTGATTAAAATCACCTGCGTCGTTTGGGAAAGCCATAATGAATCATCTCCTCAGATGTGTTTGTGTGTTTGTTACTACATGCCTAGTTGCTTTTCAGCGGCTCTAAAGGCATCCAGCACGGATGTGGATTTGTTGGTAGGGATTGAACCTTTGCCCTGAGATGAGCCACCAGATGACACTACGCCTGCTGCTTTCTTAGCCTCGGTGCGTCTAGCAGTTTCTGCAACCTTTTTTGTTGCTTGTCCGCGTTCGGCGTAAACCTTATCAAACTGGATTAGTTTAAAGGTTTCTTCCAAGTTCTGAGAACCAGATGCGAGTGCAAGTGCGATAACTTCTTCTCGGTTAAAGTCTTCTCCGTACTTATTTTCAAGGTCAATGATTTCATTCTCTACCTGAGAAAGTGTTTGCTTGTATTCCAAGTCACGTTTCCAGGCTTTAATTTCATCAAGTTCCTTAACTAAGGGGTCAACCCAAACGTCTTCCTCATATGAGGGTTGGACATTTGCTTGGCTAACACCATAGTGTTGCTGCAACAAAGACAAGGTTCCATAAGGGTCGCGTTCTAAGGCTTGCGCCAAGGCTGCTGCCGTTTGTACTTCTTGTTTCTGTTTACTGAGTTCCTGCGTTTTGCGGGTATAGTCCGCTTGACGCTGGTATCCAGCAAGAGCCTCATTGAGCGGAACGTCTACTTCTTCCCCGTCTACTTTGATTCTGACGGTTTTACTGCCGTATTCCTCAAGGTCTATGTATTCGGGATAGTCGTCTTCGTCGTACTCGGACTCAACTGCTTCCTCATCCGCAAACTCAACTTGTCCATCTAGGGGTTGGTCTACGTCGTTATCGGTTGCGTATTCATTTTCTATATTCATGATAGGATTCCGTCCTTCGTTGGTTGTTCCTATCTATATAGCGGATTTCTTACATTGGTGGTGCTGGAAGTATCCCCGACTCCACTAAAATCTGAATAACCTCTGGTGTAAAGCCACCACGAGAAACGATTTCATCAAGTATTTCAGGTGGAAGTTCCATGAGAATCTCTGGCGGAATCAACTCACTACCAGGGATTTGTGCTAATTCTGGTGGAAGTTGCATTGGAGGTGCAGGAGCCATTCCTTGTTCTCCACCTAGAGCAGCCATAATTTCTGGCGGTAGTTGTCCCGTAGCAATTAGTTCTTGTAGAAGTTCAGGTGGTAATCCTGCAAGTTCGGGTGGTAATCCTGCTGGTGGTGCTCCTTGAGGTGCCATTTCTGGTTCAGGTGGTGCTCCTCCTGCATTCATCATTGCTGCAATCTCTGGAGGTAATCCCGCTGTATCTGGTGCGCCCATTGCTACTTGGTCTGGCGTTGGCATTGGACCACCCGCTGGTAGTTCGGCAGGTATTGGCATACCACCAGCAGGAACTGATGATTGAGAAGGATTCTGTGGTGGTGCGCCTTGAGGTGCTTCATCCTCTGGTTGGTTCATGTACTTGCTAGGGTCTTTAATACCAAAGCCTTGCTCAAGAACCAATTCTGCCATCTTGTCTAGTTTGATAACGCCTGCCTGAGCAAATGGTGCCATAGCATCAACGATTTGTAGTGCGCGCTGACGACGGAATCCTTCGTTCATTGGTACCGTAGAGCCTGCTTCAACTGTAAAGTCAAATTCTCCGTCAATGTAATCCTTGTCAAAGTTAACCCAAGCCCACTTACCTGGCTTATCTAGTACACGGACAGTTTGTTCCTCAGTCATGAACTGTTGGGCTAATTTAATCAAACGGTAAGCAACTTTAGCGATGCCTAGTTCAATAATAGTTAGTTTCTCTGCTGCACGGGAATCTGCTGCACCTTGAAGAATGCTGGCTTCTGTAGCGGTACGACGGACTTCTGGTAGTACGCCACGCTGGTAATCGGAGATACCTGACACTCTGTCAATGTCACCGATAATAAGTGATGATTGATTATAAAAGTCAGGTGGGTTAATTAGCGCAGG